CATCAGTGATTTCGCCAGAAAGAACTGCTCCTTGAATAGCTGCTCCGATAGCTACAACTTCATCTGGGTTAACAGACTTGTTAGCTTTTTTACCGAAGAACTTTTCCACTGCTTCTTGTACCGCCGGAACCCTTGTAGAACCACCAACCAGAATAACTTCATCGATATCAGTAGTTTTAAGTTTAGCATTTTTAAGTGCTGACTTACAACAATCAATTGTTTTATCAATGTGTTTAGCAATCATTGATTCAAACTTAGCTTTGGTAAGTGTTTTAACGAAGTGTTGTGGTACTCCATCGATAGCTGTGATGTATGGAAGATTAATCTCGGACTGAGCAGAAGATGAAAGTTCAATCTTTGCCTTTTCAGCTGCGTCTTTCAAACGTTGAAGAGCCATTGGATCTTTTGAAAGGTCCATATTGTTATCTGTTTTGAACTCTTCCACCATCCAATTGATGATGGCGTTATCAAAGTCATCACCACCTAGGTGTGTATCACCATCTGTGGATTTAACTTCAAACACACCATCACCAATTTCAAGAACAGAAATATCGAATGTACCACCACCAAGGTCATAAACGATAATTTTCTGATCTGATCCTTTCTTGTCAAGTCCATAAGCAAGTGCGGCAGCAGTTGGTTCGTTGATAATTCTCTCAACTTCTAGACCTGCGATTTTACCGGCTTCGATAGTAGCAGTTCTCTCTGCATCTCCGAAGTAAGCTGGTACTGTGATAACAGCCTTTTTTACTTCTTGACCGAGATAATCTTCAGCAGTTTTCTTTAACTTTTGGAGGACCATTGCAGAAATTTCTTGAGGAGTATAATTACGATCGTCGATCGCTACTCCGGGTACGCCATTACCAGAATTTACTACTTTATATGGTACTCTTTTAATTTCATCAGTACAAGTACTGAAATCTTTACCAATAAACCTTTTGATTGAATAAACGGTTTTGGTTGGATTTGTCACTGCCTGACGTTTTGCTGGATCACCTACTTTTCTATCGTTATCAGTAAAACCAACGATGGATGGGGTTGTCCTTCTTCCTTCAGCGTTTGGGATTACGACTGGGTCGCCTGATTGTACGACTGCTAGGGCTGAGTTAGTTGTTCCTAGGTCGATTCCGATTACATATTCTTTTTTTGCCATAATTAAATTATTTTTTATTTTAATACTTTACAATTTGTATACCACAAAAAAATATATGACATAGTGTCATATATTAGATTTTGGTTAAGTAATATATTGTCAGAAATGAAAAAGTTTAGAAAAAAATTAAACAGGATCTCTTGAACCTTCAGTATCTCTCAATTCATAACTGGCACCTATCGCTTCTGGGTTGTTGGAAAGAACTCCCGATGCATCTCTTGAATCGATTTCATTTAGTCTTAAATAAGATAGTGTATCTACGTAGGGGTAATATTCATGGTCTGCCCAATTCAAATCGACTGTGTAAGTTGGGTCTTTGTAAGAGGAACCTTTTTGGGCAGTGAAACTTGAAGAGGAATTTTGTACTTTCTTACACCACCAACCATTCTTTTCAGCAAATTGTTTGAATAGTTCTACATCCGAATCGTTATTTGTATAGATTCTATCCATAAACATATCACCTTGATTAGTTTTCCAAAGTAGTGCTCTACCTTTAATAACACTACTTTTATATTTTCCGTCTTTTATAGTACCTTCTCTATCGGCATAGAGAATTACAAGTTTTACAACATCAGAGTTTTCTGTGTAAATACCAAAGTAGTTTTCACACTCTTCATAACGCATACAAGATCCACCTAATGTTGAATCATCTGTGTCATATGTACCCTCATAATACCACTTAACAATATCATAACCACTTACAATATCAAATTTCAAGAATGCATCATTCATCATATCCCAAGCTGATTTATAAGCATTTGTAAACTGTTCGACCTCAGTGGGTGTAACTTTCTTCCCCACCGATGTCATAAGTGAATTGACTAGTCTCCCTATTCTGATTGGGTTTCTATTTGATGAGTAAAGTTTTTGAGGTGCCTCTGAATGTTGATCAATAGCATCTTTATTGATTACTATAAGTTTGTCATTACCATATTGATCAAACCATTTGAACAATACATATGTTCTACCAGATTTTTCTGAAACAGTCTCTGATAATATCTCACCTTTGAAGCCAGGTCCTGGCACCGGATGATAATCTTTGTGTGGTTCTTGTGGTTCGAAGCCTAAAGCGTCGAATAATTTCTTATTATTATATTCACCATTGGAATCCTTATTAAAAGTTAAGAACTTGGAGTTTGGCAAATGACTGTTTGTTACCCATATCGGTTGATTATCCGAAATAATTTGTTGAGCTCTCCTATCTTGAATAAATGTGACTTCGTCTTTATTATCTGATATGTCAATGTAATTTTGACTGACATTTATATCAGCCCCTTGCATACCCAATAAGTAGTTTTTTATTTCATTATCCTTAGGCATCAAGGATAAAACTTTTTTGAATTTATCTGAAAATTCAAATTTACTCTCCAAAATCAATGATTCTAGTACAAACTCAGAAAAATTATTTAACATATGTTATATATTAAAAAACAGTTTAAATTTTCATACGGTCCTGATTCTTCTTATCAATGTAAGCTTTCAAATCTTCATAACTCACAGCACCAGGATTTGAAAAGATTTTCGTTGGGTCACCAACAGGTTTTGTTTTATTGAGAGCTTCTTCTTCTGCTTTTTTCTTTTCTTCTTTTGCTTTTTGAATCCGTTCTTCGTATTCGGTCTCTATTTTTTTGATACAACCACCCAAAAATGAATCAACTCCCTTTGCTTTTACTTTTAATTCGTCCCAGTCAAAAATAAATTCCTCTCTATCATAATAAAAAATCAACACATTGTCTTTTATTTGATGATCTGTATAAAATTTTATATTGCCTATAAAACCTTGTGATAGAACTTGGGACTTATAGTATTGACTGTAGACAAAAGCAAATTGGTCATCTCGATTTGGTTGTCTATCACCCGCTTGATCAATCTTTGTAGTAGCTAAACCAAGTTGCACTGTGTAAAACTTACTACCGTATTTTATCTTTTGATTTAAATTATAATTAGTTACTATGTTATATTCCATAGAACTATTTATTCTGGCTTTTCTTCTTCCTCCTCGGTTTCTTCTTCTGTTTCGATTTCGAATTCCTCTTCTTCCTCTCCGTATTCTTTGTCGATTTCTAACTTTAACTCAACCAATTGATCCTCATCAATGTCCTTTATATTAGCGGTTTTTATTATTTCACCTACTAAATTGAATGTATCTATGTCATACTTTTTGAACTTCAACTGACAAGTTTCAATATCATCATCGGTAAAATCTTTAGATGGATCTTGCGGAACGGCATCCTTCAAATCAATTGTTATTAATAAGTCATAAAGATATCTTTCATCATTGAACTTAATTCTTAAATTATCAAATATCTTAGAATACTTCGAAAACTCACAACTTTGTAATTCCAAGTTGAAATCCTTTAATGATACTTTATCCTTTTTCTCTTCCTCTTTAGAAATTTCACCAAACTTTTTTACCTCCCCATCTTCAACAGAATCAAAGGCAAACATTTTTTCAAACTTCGTCTTCAATTTCCTCAAGACGTTCTCTACGTACTTCTCTGGGACGTCGTTGATAGTTTCTTTTATGTAATCATAAAATTTATAAACTTTATCTTGTTTCATAGTTTATATATTAAAAATTAGTTTTATATTTGTAAAATGAATAATGTAGGTTACTGTTGTATATGTTTGGGTATCAACGAGGGAATGAAGAAGAAGGATCATATTACAGTCAACCGTTCAATGATCAAAAAGACTTTTGAGACAAAGGGGTTATCATATGTCTCTGAACTAATCATACCAAACTTAGAGGATACCTTGAAAGTATTAAAGTATAATATAAAAAATGGTATAAAAGTATATCGCATGTCCTCCGATTCATTTCCTTGGATGAGTCATTACAAATTCTCCGACTTACCAAACTTTACCAAAATACAAAGATTATTAACTCAGATTGGCAACTTAGTAAAAGAAAATAATATTAGGGTCTCTTATCATCCGGGCCCATTCAATATATTGGGTAGTGAAAAAGAAAGTGTGGTACTAAAAACCATTGATGAATTGGATAAACACGCGGAACTTATGGATTTGATGGGATTGGATCAAACAACTTATTATCCCATCAATATACACTTGAATGTTACCACACCAACACACCAAGAGGCTGCAAAAAGATTTTGTGATAATTTTCTTAGATTGAAACCATCAACTAAATCCAGATTGACAATTGAGAATGATGATAAACCATCACAGTATTCAGTAAAGATGCTTTATGATTTGGTCCATAGTAGGATTGGGATTCCGATTGTAGTTGATAGTTTACACTATAGTTGTCATACTGATAATATGTCTTGGGAAGATACTTTGAAACTTGGTTTATCTACTTGGAAAGTCAGACCACTTTGTCATCACTCTTCATCAAAAAAATTACATGAAGATGAAAAAGTTATTTTGTCAGCACATGCGGATTTTTTATACGAAACATTCGATTCTTGTGGTTTTGACATAGATATTGAGTTGGAATGTAAACAAAAAGATTTAGCTGTAGTAAAATACTTGAAGGACTTTTAAATATATAAAGTCAACCAGTATTGGTCAAAAAAAAATCTTAATCTATGTTAAAAAACTTTATTAACAAACAGATTTTAATCTTGTTTGGAGTATTCGCTATGCTTTCTTGTAAAAAACAGGAACCAATCTTACCACAAGATAGTCATGTTCATACTCAAGAAGAAATAAATTCTATGGCTAGACTAGCCACAGAAAATCTTACTATGGGAAACCCTAGTAATGCTGTAACAAGCACAACTTCACCAACCAACTACCTTCTCAGTAAATTTACTTGGGCTGCTAGTTATAATCGTGATAGAGGTATTCCAAACTGGGTATCTTGGCATTTAGACCCTACTTGGGTTGGATCAGCTTCCCGTTGTGATTGTTTTGCTTCTGATGCTACACTTCCTAGTGGATGGTATCGTGTTGGTTCCTCATCTTACACCAACTCTGGCTTCGATCGTGGGCATATGTGTCCATCGGCTGATAGAACATTCTCATCAACTGATAACAGAGAAACGTTTCTAATGACTAATATGATTCCACAAGCACCAAATAATAATCAAAGAACTTGGGTTGGTCTCGAAAATTATGAGAGGACTCTTGTGAACCAAGGTAATGAATGTTACATAATCTGTGGAGCTTACGGTATCGGTGGAACTGGCTCAAAAGGTGGTACTACCAACACTATTGACGCTGGGAGGGTTACTGTACCAAGACAAATTTGGAAAGTCTTAATATCTATCCCACAGGGCACGAACGATGTTGCTAGAGTAACAACATCCTCAAGAATAATTGCCATTAACACACCAAACGTGAATAATCTAAATACGAATTGGGGTGTTTATAGAACATCAGTTGATGCCATTGAAGCTGCTACTGGTTATGATTTATTCTCAGCCTTACCCGACGATATCGAGGCGGTATTGGAGGCTAGAATTGACAATGGTCCTACACAATAGTTAATTTTTCATCAATAGATAGAAGCCCCTTTCCATATTTGCCGAGTCTTTGATAGTATCTATCTTTAACTCGGTCAGATATGGACAAGGGGTTTCCTTCTTCATCTATCCTTACGAATTTTATTTGAGTGTGGGTAACGATTTCTTGATTACCTGTATAAACATTGTGTTTTCTTACCTCGATATAAAGTGTTATGGAAGTTGTACCAAATTCCTTTACTTCACCGTATATTTTTATTAAGTTTCCGACTTTTACTGGCTTTTTGAAAACCAGTTGGTCAATCATTACAGTGACCATTCTTGGTGTATCACAAAGTTGCATAGCATAAACGACTGCTGATTCGTCTATTAGACTTAACATATGTCCACCGAACATATTACTGTGGAGGCCAGTCTCAGAGGCTTTGCAAATATGTGTTGAAATTAGTTCCATTTTAATTTAATTTTCTACAAAAAACATCACCGAACTCAATTTTGAAATCATTTACCGATGAAAGATAATTTTTAATTTCTTCCTTAGTGATCCAATTGCTAAACTTGAAATGATCATTCACAGTGTATTGATAATTGAATTCAGTTTTACCACTATTTAAATCATCAATAAAATCAATCGTTTTGAGTGTTTCTTGACAAAGTTCCGCGTTGAATTCAATCGAAATCAAATCTATAGGAGTATGTAGACCAGAAATAACATTATACTCATAACCTTCAACATCGATTTTTATGTAGTTTGGTTTACCATATTTCTCGATCATATTGTCAAGTGTATCAACATTGATAATTCTTTCATTGTTCCAATTGAACTCTGTGAATCTTTCTTTTTTTGTTTCTCTTATGAATTTTTCACTCATAGATGAAATTGTGTGATAGCTTGCTATGAATATTTTTTCGGTACCAACTTTATTGTCCAAAGCCACATTTTCCGCAACAAAATTATTATTATTGGAGAATCTACTGACTGAATAGTTGTAACATTCTATCTGAGGTTCGAATCCTACAACTTTGGCACCCAAACTTAAAAATACTTCCGATTTATCACCAATGTTCAAACCAACATCGAATACTAAATCACCAGGTTTTACTAAATTTCTTATCATTTTAATTTTAATATTTTTTTTATCTTTGAATTTTATTATTCAAGATTATCGTTTAGGTAAATAACTTCTAACCCAGATTTTTTCAAAAAATTAATTCCTTCATTATCTCTGTAGTTTTTATTATATACTAACCTTATTATTCCAGATTGATAAATCATCTTTGCACATTCTTTACAAGGAGAGTGTGTCAAGTAAACAGTAGCTCCAACACAAGAGGAACCATTCTTTGCACATTTCAATATAGCATTAGCTTCTGAATGTAAAACATACCAATAGGTCTCATTGTTACAGTCCTCACAATCATTATCGAAACCAGTAGGAGATCCATTGAAACCATCTGAAATTATCATATCATCTTTGACAATCAAGGTTCCAACTTTGGCCCTTTTGCAGTGAGATAACTTAGCCCACTCGAGGGCCATCCTCATATATGCTTTATCGTATCTTTCTTTTTTAATATTCAAAATATTATCGATCTTTTGATTTCTGTCATTAGAAAGGTGTTTGCCTTTGACAACATAATCGAAAAACATTCTAGCTAGACCAGTCATATTATTTAGAAATATCGTTAGTAGTTAGGTCAATAATTGTAGATCTTCCGAAAATAAAAACTTCTAATTTTACTTTATCTTTTTCGAAATCAATAATTTGAATCTTTCCTTTGAAATTTGAGAATGGACCATTTTTGACAGTAACTTCTTCACCTACCATAAAAAGATCTTTACTTTTACGATTAACTTCTTCAACAACACCTGTCATTTTTTCAATTTCAGACTGCCTCATGATGATCGGGTTACCAGCTGTATCTTTCAAAACACCACTCATACCATTTATGATTTTTACAAAATGTAAAACTTTATCGACTGATGCTGTTTCAACAAAGATATAACCTGGATACATGATCTGTTCTTTGTGTTTGATTTTACCTGATTTCACAGTTGAAATAGTTTTTGTCGGAATCAAAACATTAAGTTCTTCGTTAAAGTCTCTAACCATTTCTGTTTTGAGTTTTTCCGAAACGCTTCTTTCTCTATTATTTTGTACTTTTACAGTGTACCATCTTTTTTCTAATGTTTCCATAAGATATATTATTTAGTTAATTTTTTTAAGTATTGAAGTTCTTCTATTATTTCATCGTGATGATGTTTTAATAAAAAATTTAATTCTTGTTCGCCAACATCAAGATGTTCTCGTAAGTTGTTAAAATCTTTATCGGTCAAGTCTTCGTCATTTTGTTTTTTTGGACTCTTAGACCAAAACCATTGAGGATATGGTTTATTCTTGAAATATTCATACCATAAATCCATTCCAACAGTTTTGTTTACTGATTTGTCATTTAATAAGAAACTTTTATCTGAATGCTTTTTCGAGAAATATCTATTGAAAATAAAAAAGAACTGTTCTTTTTGTGAGTCTGTAACCTTGACCCAATCTTTTTTATCCTTGAACATTTTGTTCGAAATTGCTAATATATTGTTTTCAATCATACTTCTTGATAGATATCATTCATTTTTGAAACTACTTCACTTGGCATATATTGTGTGTTGAGTAATATCAATTTCATGTTACTCTCAATATTTGTTTTTATATCATGTATTGATGTCTTGGATAATTTCTTCTTTTCACAAATAAGGTCAGCTATATTTTCAGTCAAATCTGGATCTTCCAAGTTTGGCTCACCAAAGTTTACAAGGTAATCATCGAATATAGACTTGGCACCTCTTTCAGCTATACCTCTCTTCTTTCCATTCTTGGTCACAGACCAAGCTGATGAAATGTTATCACTTATATCACCAGATATTAATTTTATAATCAATGTTTCCATAGGATCAACTTCAAAAGTTTCACATCTTTCAATGAAGAAAGTTATTAGTTTGAGAAAATCATTATTATCGTTCAAATTGAAAATGTCCTCTTCATTATTATTTTTCAATGAGGATATGAAAATTTGATAGTTCCTCGGTAGAAAAAGCTTTTGCCTAGAATGCATTTCATTGGACATGATGTTTATCGTAGGTGGTGTGAGGTCAAACTTGATTAATTGTTTGATATCATGATCATTTGTAACAACAATGGTTGATCTAGATTTTGAATTAGATTTTTCGATTAAAAATGAAATCCAATCATCACCCTCAATATTTGGAGCTTCCAGAACTTTGATACCCTTGTTTTTGATAGAATTTTTGAATTCATTATAAGTTTGGAACACAAATTCCCAATCGATATCATTATCCCTTTTTCTGTTAGATTTGTATTTAGTATTGATTTTCTTTCTCCATGATTTCTCTTTAGAATCAGAGACCAGATAGATGTTTGCGAAAGGGTACCATTTTCTATAATTATTGACTGCCGTTTCTAAACTTTTATATAGAGCTCCAAATAAAAGATTATTCTTATGAAGTGTGAAAACCATTTTACTGAGAAGATAATTCCCGTCAATAAGTAAATCACATAACATATTTGATAATTTATTTTTTAGTTATACATGTAAATATTATCTTTGTTTTTTATGAGAGGTAGAATGTGGAGAAGATATAAACAAGACTGCTATCACCTCAGACGCATCAAAAGGTGGTCTGGATTATACTGGTATAAATTTACAGATGTAAATAAAATTACCATAAGCAAACCCTTGTGGATCGATGTTTTAGGTTTACAACACATTTCTTTACTCAGAGAGACAAGAACAAGGGTTTGGGACTCAAGGAACAAAAGAAAATGGGGTAAGAAAGGAAAGAAACACTATGATTATAGTAGTGACTACTACACTAGGATAAAAGATAAGGTCAGATTTCGCAAAGAACTAAGAGAAGAGTATGGATATTGAAAATCTCATACCGGAAAATACCAACAAATGGTATGTCAAACACAATACACTCTATTTTACCAAATATGGTGCAATACCCATTCTCAAAAAAATAGATGGTCTTTTTTATGTATCCCTTGATTTGCGGGTCACTAAAAAAGTTATCAAAGTGATCCAATATCTAACTAAGTTAGACATTACATTTTATCTCTGTGACAGAATAACTATATCAGAGAAACATATTTATTCTGAAAACAAAGGTGATATAATCAGAAATTACCTTTTAGCTTTGAGTGACGAAGTTTTTTTTAAATTTGTTCAAAATTCAGATTTCGATTATATCAGAAATATTACTGGTTTTCTTAATCTATATGATTGTCACACTACATTCAAAAATATTTATGATACATTAAAAGCTAATCATTTTGAAAAAGTTTGGATGGACTGGTACACTAGAAAAGAGTATTATGCAGTGAAAAATGAAGAAATAAGGTACTTCTATTCCATCCTAGAAAGACAAATAAAACTTAATTTATTCTTCGATTAGGAGAGTAACTCACTTTTTCTCAAATCAGAGTCTTTACCAAACCAAACGTTTAGATATTTCTGTGATAACTCGTCAGACGTTATCTGTGTTAATCGAGGGTTGTTTATAATATCTTTGTACTCGTCATCCACCAAGGCACCCAAACCTTTTTTATATTCTATTTCCCAATCTTTGGAGTTATTAGACTCTAACCAACCGTTATAATCATCTTGATTATAAAAAGAGATTTTCTTTTTAGTCTTGTGATTCTTAACCACAACTATGGGTGTTTCTGCCTTGAATACTATAGGATTGTCGAAAAGTTCTGGCCAATACTTATATAAGAAATTCAAAAGTAGACCAACAATTGAACTCCCATCATGATCGGCGTCACAGTAAAGAAGTATTCTACCATATCTAAGTGTACCAGGTACTACCTTTTGTCCCAACTTTAAACCTAGAGCTCCCATCAAGTTTATTACTTCATTGTTCGATGCTAATTTTTGGTTTGTAATTTCCATAGCATTTATGAATTTACCCCTTAATGAAAAAGCACCCTGTGTTTGTGGGTCACGATATTTTCTAAAAGCAGATGAAGCAGAATCACCCTCAAAAAGTGCGAGTGAACACTTCCATCTTTCCTTACCCTTGGCGTCTATTAGCTTTTCAACCTTGATCTTTGAAAGGTTCTTATTCAATTCACGTGCTAATTTACTCTCATCAGCGTTCTTTTTTTGTTGAATCCAATCGAGGACAGAATTAACTATCTCAGATTTGAGTATGGATTTTATAAGTTTTTCAGAAACTTCAAATGTAAAACCCATGTCTTTGATTTCTGTTATTAGTTTCTCCTTGGTCTGTGATGAAAACGATGGGTTTATTACGGTGGAAGATAAAAATATTTGAATGTGGTTTTTTAATTCGGATGGTTTAACGTCGACTTTATGTTTCTTTTGAAAATATTCTCTCAGATGTGAAATTATCTGATTCAAAATATAATCAACGTGATTACCGCCATCATATGTTTCAGTAGAATTAACGAAAGAAACTTGATTGAAACCATCTGTTGAGTGTGCGACCCCCAAGCTCCAAGATTTATCTTTATTTGTTTCGAAAAAGTAGTCATCCCTATAGAATTTTATGTAATCTTCAAATGTCTTGATTTTTATTAGTTCATCATTCAATAGTATCTTCAAGGTGGGATTACAACCAGCAATGTCCACAACACGTTTTTTTAGCATCATCAAGTTGGAATCGTCCAAATGATCTAATCCGAATTTTTCATAGTCAGGAATAAAAGTAATACAAGTATGATTTTCTTTCTTTCTTTTGATAACGGGTTCAGATCTTTCCCTCATATTATTTTTGAAAGTTTGAAGGAATGAATTCTTCCCATCACAGGTTGAGATCGTAAATTCTTTTGAAAAAATATTTGTCAAACTAGACCCCACACCGTTCGTACCTGCCCAAGTTCTTCCTTCAGAATCATCAAAATTAGAACCAGCTTTCAAATTCGAAAATATCATTTCTGGTATCCACTCATTTTCATCTTTATGTTTAACAACTGGTATCCCACCATTATCCCATACCTCAATTTTATTATTAGATATTGTGACCTTGATGGTGTCTAACTTTGATTCAGGTCTTTTGTGCTCATCGACTGAGTTGGTTATGATTTCATCAAAAATCTTCAAGAGTCCGGGATTGTAAGTTAGTTCACGAACTACCATTTTATCATCTATAAAAACATTCTTTTTTGCAGTATGTGGTTTTATTGAACCAATATACATTGATGGTCTCTGAAGTACGTGAGTTATATCGTCTAACTTTTTGAATCTTTTTTCAATCGACATATTGTGTGAAATTTTCAGTTTATATATACCCACTGATAACTTTTGTTTAAAAACCCATATATGAACAGTATGTTGACCTCGAAAACAATATCAGAGTTCTTGTCTCAAGAATATAAAGACTTTTCACTTTACACCATTGAAAATCGCGCCATTCCGTCAGTAATTGACGGTTTCAAGCCCACACATAGGAAAATAATATTTATATCAAATCAGATATGGAAGAGTGGTAATGAAAAACCACTGAAGGTGTTCCAGTTAGCTGGAAAAGTAGCATCAGACGCATTTTATCATCATGGGAACTCATCTCTCGAAAGCGCAATAATAACACTAGCTCAGAGTTTTAAAAACAATTTACCACTCTTAGATGAAATCGGGCAATTTGGTTCACTTAGATCTCCGGATCCAGCCGCAGCAAGATACATTGGTACGAGATTGAATAAAAATTTTAATTTGTTATATAAGGACTTTGAACTACTCAGATATAAAGAAGAAGAGGGTGAATCCATCGAACCTTATTATTTCTTACCTATAGTTCCCACAGTCCTCATAAATGGATCTTCAGGTATCGCTGTTGGTTTTTCTTCCAACATATTGAATAGAAATCCATTAGAAATTATCTCATCTTGTGAAAATTTACTTAAAGGAAAAAAAGTTCTAGAACTGAAACCCTATAATAAGTTCTACACTGGTGAGTGTGTCAGAGATAGCGAAAATCCAAAGAAATGGTATTTACGCGGAACTTTGAAAATTGTAAACACTTCGACTATTAAGATAACCGAACTACCACCATCTATGACTTTCGAGAAATACGAGAGTATATTGGATTCATTGGTTGAAAATAAGACTATCGTATCCTATGAGGATAACTGTAAGGATTCAATTGACTACACAATAAAGATGACTAGAGAAAGTCTATCATTACTGAATGAAGAAAAGCTTATTAAAATTCTCAAGCTCGAAGAGACTGAAACTGAGATATTTACAACATTGGATGAAAAAGGAAAACTCAAGATTTTCGAAAGAGATTCCGACATCATCACATATTTTGTTGATTTCAGATTGAAATACTATCACAAAAGAAAAGATTTCCTTATTAATAAACTGAAAGATGAACTCAAAACTCTTTCCAACAAGGGTAGATTTATCAAATCTATACTTGATAATAAACTGGAAGTTAGAAATGTGCCAAAAAATAAAATAATCGAATCGATAGAGACTTTGGGTTTAGATAAGATTGATGATTCCTATGATTACTTACTCCGTATGCCAATTTGGTCATTGACCTTGGAAGTTTTCGAAAAACTAAAAGAGGAATATAAATCAAAAAAAGAAAAACTATCTGAACTTGAAAAGGTTGATCCTAAAGATATGTACCTACAAGATTTGTCTGAACTCAAAAAGAAATTGAAGTGATGATTAAATTTCACCCATAATGGATTTGAAGAAACTCATGTCAAAACCTTTTGCTTCGTATTCGCCTATCTTAGCAGAAATGTCAGCTCTGGCAACAAATGCCGAAAGATTATTTTCTTTATATTCTATGTAACTTTCTTTTTCATTGACATTTTTTTCTCTTTGTTCTATTGATTGTAGAATTGAATTTATCTCTGTCTCTCTTTGATTCAAGTTTTTTTCTTTTTCAATCACTGCCTTTTCCTTATTGAGGAACTCTAATTCTTTGATATTAGTTTCTTCAATCTCTTTGTCTAATTGTTTTTCCTTAAGTTCGAGTTTCTTAATCTTGTTTTCGAGTTCAATACTTAGTGATTGGTCACTTACTATTTTTTCTACGATTACTTCTTTTTCGACTATTTTGGGTTTTTCAATTACAACTTCTTTTACTACCTCCTTTTCTATGACTGTCTCTCTCACAGGTGAAATATTTTCCGACATGAGGGTCTCAATGAATGGTACTAACTTTTTAGTTATTACGGCGGGTTGTGGAATTTTATTTGTTTTCAAATAACCCTGTAATTCCTCTTTCCAATCGATGAATGAAAAATACTCTGGATTATTTTTTATTATCTCAGCAGAAACCACTACAAAGTCAGTCTTTGTTTTGAATTTATAATCTTCTATGATTGTTTTAGCTTTCAGTATCAATATTTTTTTATCGTCAGTTAATAATTGAAAGTCTTTCAAAACTTTGTGTTTGGTTGCCATTAAAATAGTTCTTTTGATTTATATATTACTAAGTCAAAATTCTGTACAATATTTTTTTGAATCAATAAATTATCCTATATTTGTACCAAGTTATGAAAACAAAGAAAACCAAGAAAAAAACCACTGGCGATTTTACTTCCAAAATCAAATTTATAGAATTTGTAGGTGGAAAAGGATTCGTCAACTTCATTTCAAATGAAGCCACAATTGAGGGCAAGTATCTGTCCGGTCTACATTACAATGATCTAGTATTCAAACTAAAGATTTATGATGATGGAACCGTTGACCTTGATGAAGTGGACACGAATCAGACCACACCAGATGAAAGAAAACGTCTATTGGATATAATAGAAGAACAAACCTTGACACCTTACAGAAATCGTACTGTGGTGAATGAACTACAATTCACATCGATTGAAAAATTAAAAGATAAGCATGTCCCACTATATTTAGCTATAGATTATGCAAAACCAATAGAAAAACTCACATCACTTTTTGATGATTCACCAGATATTTCAGAAGATGCCATGAATAATTTGGATAGTTTGATTAACTCATGGTTTGATGAAGAAGATTTTGTGGAAGAAATTGAATATACTACTGAGGATCCAAGTGGATTGGATATCTATGAAAGCTCAAAAAGAATGAATGACTATATGTCAAGTTTGGAGGACTCTTTTACCAAAATGAGAGAGGAAAAGTTAGAAGAACTTAAAGATAAAAGGGAAAAAATTGAAAAAGAAATAAACAAGTTAGAATTCCAATTATCAACTACACAAAAATCCTTAGAAGAAAATAAAAGTGAATTGAAGTTAGTTGAGTCGAGAATTGATGATATCCAACCTCTAGATGAACCCAACGGTTTTTACTTTTTTGTTTCTGAAAGATGTAATGAAGTAATTACATTCGAACCTGAGATCGAAAAAGTAATTCGTGAAAAAGTTTCAACAGTAAAAAGTATTAACCTAGATAATTTTATGAAGTTATTCACTACTGGCGAGTATCACATAAAGATTGCAAAAGTAAAAGATGATTCCTTTGAAACTGTTACAGATTTCGAAACTTTATCAGATGAAATTATAGAAAAATTATCCAAACTCGGAATTATTTCAGAAGAAGATAACCTTACTTACAGAGGCGAAATGGTTTGGGGTGAGATTGTAAATAAAATGATCAAAAACGGTTTTCTTCAGAGCCCAGAGTTCGATAAACATTGTGGGTCCAACTCATATGTCTCACAAGATCTCGATAAAAAAAATATAAAAAATATTAAAGCAGAATTTTAAAATGAATCGTTATAAAAGGAATATACTCAGAGGTTATATAAATTTCAAATGGTACTTTTCAAGGGTCAAATCAAAATTCGAGACTCAAGAATTGCCAGACAATAGACCAATACAAATAAAATCATTTAGGTTATGGAAACTATTGCTCAAGGACCAAGATAGTGTTATATCTTGTTCTATGGTCAACAAAACACGTCAGATCGAAAGGGACAACATGCTGTTGATTTTGACACCGATGAACGAAGTTGATCATCTTATGACGATTATGGATGTTGATGATCACAAAAGTTGTTTGTATGAAATAAGATTCAGTAACAAATCATCACAAAATCTAATAGAGTTGTTCGATACCGAGAATGAAAAAAGGATGCAAGATGGTCAATCCGAAAAAAGAAACTCTATACATAATGATCTAGATAAACTCTTGAAACAACAAGAAGATGTGTTGAAAAAACAAAAAAGGAATCAACTTTCGAGTTGATTTTTTTATTTAGGGGTTTAATATATAAATATATAAAAGATAAAAATAAATCTAGAATGATGATTAATCCAGAGATAAAATCAAGAATAAATAAAATAGATTTCGAACTGAAGCAGTTTTTCGAAAATGTTTACATAAAAGATAAATATTACAAGACTGGTTATTTTGAAATTTCAGCAAATACAGTTGGTTTTGTCTATGAAAGTCAAGACTACAAAAGACTCGAAGTGAAAGTTATAATCAATCAGCCAGATTTACTACAAGATAAAATAAAGTGGTCTTATTCAACAAACCCGTTGAATGAAAATGCCCTTTGGTTAGATAGGTTCTCAACTTTGGAAACGATTTCTCTTGATATAATCAATATAATCAAAGAAAAAAGATTGAGTGAGGACTACATTTTCAACTTGGAATCAATTGTTGAGACTATAAACGAATCCAAAACCTACGGAGAAGAGGTAGAAATCGAAAATGAACCCTTGAACATCACGGAACAAGTTATAAGTTTATTGGAATATTATAACATAAATGTTGAAAAGCACGATGAAGAAATATCAGTCAATGAAAATTCATTCATTAGTTCCTCCGATAGAATAGCTAAACTTTATCACAAATCTGACATCAAATTCAGTGATAAATTCCGTATAGAATCTTCTATCAAAACTTTCGAAGAAGTAAATTGGGTTTTGTTCAAGGAGGGATTTATCGAAGTTTCTTGGACACCAACTATGGATTAATTTTTCAAAATTATTTTTCTGTTCCAAATTTTTTCCCTACATTTGTATTCTAATAAAAATAGAATATGCAGATAAAGAACATACACGAAAAACTAATGGAATCAATTCAAACTATGTTGATTGATACCAAAGTGAATCTACCTTATTACGGCAACTTCAATCTCTTTGTGAGTTTCCACGAAAGGAAAGACATGCCAACTTGTGCTGTAAATATGACAGCTAAAGGTATGAACTTCTATTATAACACTGAGTTTCTGCAAAATCTGACTCAGAAAGAAGTAAACTTCATCACATTACATGAAGATTTCCACCTACTTTGGAACCACCCTAAACGTACAATCACTGGTCAGTATGATCCAAAATTGGCAAATATAGCCCAAGATATGATTATTAATCACATCATTTGGGAAGATATTCCTCACTCTTTTGTGGAAATTCCAAAGGACAAAGATGGTAAAAATATGGCTTTGTTTGTTCCAAAAGAATACACAGGTAAACTTATCTTTGAAGAAATCTACGAGTGGCTTCGTGATGAAAAAGAAAAGCGTGAGAAACAACAAAAGAAGGATGGTCAGTGTCAGACTTGTCAAGGCAGTGGACAGAAACAAGATGGTAAAGGGCAATCTCAAGATCAACAAGATGGTGATAGTGGAGAACCTTGTGATGATTGTGATGGAAGTGGAAACCAACCAGGTAAAGACTCAGCAGGTAATGACTCCTATGGCCCTTATGGCAAAAACCCAAGGAATGAAAATGAAACAATTGATACTTGGTCTCTAGATCAAATTCTTGATAATCTTGATAAAAATCAAGGACAATATCTCGATCATCATTTGGGTGATGAAATCCCAGAAGAGATGCGTGACTCTGTTATCAAAGATGCTATGGAGAGGCTTCAAGCTCGTGGTCTACAGGCAGGTAATATCGAACAAACCTTGGGAAAACTACGTAAACAAAGGAAAGATTATCTCAAATACATCAAACGTACTGTGTCCAATGTGATGTTTGGTACAACAAAAACAAAAACAATCACACGTCCTAATCGTAGAGGAATTCTTGGTCTGAAAGGAAACAAAAAGATTAAGAACAAAATCAATTGTATCCTTGATACATCCGGTTCTATGGGTGGTACATTCGAAAGGGTTCTGTCATATATTTATCGTAATGATATTGAAGTAAACCTTATCGAAGCTGACACCGAAGTAAAGTGGGTTGAGAACATCAAGTCTAAGAAGAAACTCGAGAGTGTAAGGATCGCAGGTCTTGGTGGAACAATGTTGATGCCGGCAGTGAAGTATGTAGAAAAAAACTTCAATGATTATAATACTCTTATTATCACAGATGGTTATTGTGACAGTCTTGATTTATCAAGTCTACAAGGAAATGTTCTCCTAATAACTATTGGTGTTGAAGTTCCTATTTCAAAATCCAATGGTAAAGTGAAGCAAATCAAAGTTAGTGTTGATGATTAAAAATGGGGGGAATGTCCCCCATTTTTTCTTGTATCATATGAACTAACATCCGAATCTAGAAAATTGAATCGATCTCTTGTTAGTCGAAAACCAAACCTATTGAAAAACCCCATCAATTCGGTTATTGATTTTTCAGTGAATGCAAATTTATAGTCCGAGTCGAATTTGGAATTTTGACCGTTATATACGAAAACATCTACATTATTCCACTTACTTATTTTAAACTCAAACATCATAGCGTCACCATAAGTAATTTCAACATTTATTTCATGATTATTGTCGACCTTTAAGAAATTCAAATCTATACATAGGTAGTCCGGTTCTCCATCAGAAAGAACGTCACCAGTTTTTTCTGGTGTTGAATGATGATATGAAATATAAATTTTGGGTAGATTTACAATATAATCTGATAAGTTCAACGTAAATTTACCATTCGATGTTTCTATATCGATTTTTTGTGGTAATAGTTTTTTAGATTCTTGATCAAAAACTGGTATAGAAACTTTTTCGTAAAACGAAGCTATGTATTTCATTCCTCATTATAATCTATTTTATCGACATCTTTCAAATCAACTTGATACATTTCTCCATCGAGTTCAATAGTTATATTACCATCATCATCAACCGAAATAGGTTTCAAAGCTTTTTTTGGATTGTTATTTGGAAGTTCTTTTACTATCATCGAATATACAAAACCATCGTTTTGAATACATCTAATCACATCATCGATTTTGTATTTTGAACCTGAAAAATCATCGAATAATCTCAACCATTTCATAATTTATATATTAATAAATTATTATTCAATAATAATATATATTCCGATGAAACATAATATTACATATCTAAAAGACACTTTGGGAACAAACTACCTAGGTGTGAAGATTCAAAATACAGAAGTAGAACCTTTCTTGGGTCAATTAAAAGACTTGCTTGGTGAACAATATAATGAATATGTTTCCAACCAACAGAATAGAGATGGTGGATACCACATAACCGTTTTGAATGTAATCGATTATAATAAACTTTCGAAAGAAATGGGTATCGATAAGTTTATAAACTCTTTAGACCCAATCTTGAAAGCTGACATAGACGATATAAAATTAATCGGATTGGGATCAGCAAAGAAGAATGAGAATAATTGTTACTTTGTTGTTGTTAAATCTGACTTATTACAAGAAGTACTAAGAAAGTATGACTTACCAGAAAAGGATTTTCACATAACTCTCGGTTTCAAACATAAAGACGTACACGGAGTCAGAAAGAACGAAGTATTGAAACTCACTGATCCATTTCTAGCGAGATTGAAGAAAGAATACTATAAAGAGGGAGAAACATTCGAATTTGTCAAGGGAATTAAGAATTTCGATTTCGATTTTTTCAAACTTATTGAACCGATTAGCATAAATGATACCACAGCAACTTTTAGATGTGGTGATAATGACTATTTTACTGTATCATTAATTGATAATCAATTTTATATTACGGCGAAATGGCAAGACTCAGAAAGAAAACCAATACTATCTGATGTTTTGATAAATAAAAAATTTAAAGAAAATGTTAAGTAGATACTATAGTTTAGATGAATGTTACGATAGAAATATCGTATTAGACCACTTGGAAGATTTACAAAATGAAAGTCTGATTGTTTATGAATTTTCTGAGTCAGACGTAATCAAAATAAAAGATATCGGACTATCAGAAAAACAAACTAGGGAATTGATAAATTTCTTCCATGATAATGATGTAATAGACTATCCAGATTATGAACCGTATTCCGACTATGAGGATGACGATGAGGATGATTACCCGGATGATGACTATTATGACAGAGACGGTTTTTTTTAATTAAAAAAAAACATTTTTTCTTGACATTTTGTAAAGATTGATATATCTTTGTATCACAATACAACAACAGAGATATGGCAAACTTATTCAATAAAGCAAAAACAACAGCACCTAAGACGGCAGCTAAAAAAGATGACAAAGTACGGGTAAATTTGAATGACCCTGAGTTTTTCACCAAGGTTTACAAATTGGAAATCTTACAAGACCGTATGAAGTCTGATAAGGCTCAGGCAGATCTATTGGCTGACGAGATCAAAGATCTTTCTAAAGAAGAGTGGGTTAGACTCTACGAGAAGTCGGGTAGAAATCCAGGTTCTATATTTGTTGAGTCTATCGTTAATGAGCAGACAGCACAAGTAATGTTTGTACCTTCAGACAAGTATATTACAGTTAATGCTGATAAAGCTGACGTTCTTATAGAAAAGTATGGTCAAGACATTGTCGAAGAAAAAACAACATTCTCTTTTGATAACGATATGATTGAAAAATATGGTGAAGTTTTGTCAAACTTAATTATGAACTGTAATGATATTTCCGATTCCGATAAGGAGAAAATTATTAAAGCTTCTACCTCCTACTCAATTGCTAAGGGAACTATTGATAAGATGAAGTTCTACGGGCCGATAGCAGAGATTATGGAAGAAGTTAAACCAGTTGTCTCTCTCAAAAATGTTGAGGTAGTAAAATAAAAAAAACCCACCGATTTGGTGGGTTTTTTATTTATTGTTTGACTACACGGTATCTATCTCGAATTATACCATAAGAATCTTTTATCAACAGATAATAAACTCCGGTCAATATTCGCAAATTTACATTATTGTCTATTTGTTGAAGTTCACCGTTTTTTATTTTTTTACCATTCACATTTAAGATTTCAAAATAAAGCTTTTGACCGGTGATGTTCCTTATATTCAACAAATCGTTCACAGGGTTGGGGTATACTTTTAGTTCAGTAAATATTGGATCATTTGTATTTGTAGTTGAATCCATCAAGTCCAAATTATTCCTTGGTAAAAGTTTCATATTTGAAAAACTGTATGTCAAAATTCCTTGTATTTTAGTGAATTCTTGACCTGGTGAAACTATTATCACGGGCACATTCATAGTACCATCTGTTGTCGCCCAAATGGGAGAATTAACATAACTAACATTCAAAGAGGAAAATGTACTCGAACCTTGTCTACCAGTCAAAACTCTACAACCTGAACTCGGATCGTTGACATCATTTCCAACTCTCCACTCACCATTATTCCTACTCTGTGCTGCGTCAGCATTTGTATCAACTACGAATAAGTTTCCTACTGGGTTTACAAGTGATACCAACATACTCTCATACTTTTCACAAGTAGCAAAATCATAGACAGAGAATATATTCGGGTTCAAAGTTACAGGACTCGGTACCGGTTGTTGTGTTTGTATTACTTGAACATTTGAAATATTGCTTAATCTAGTGAGTCCGAAATACTCTTCAACAACACCGGTAACGGCAACTCTGTCACCCACAACAAGGTTTGTGATAAGACTACCACCATTGACCCAGATACCAGACCAAGCAACATCACCATCTTGTTGAATGTAAACAAAACCTAAGTTATTATTTTCAGCAGAAGCGGTAACAATTCCTCTCAAAGTTACGGTATCACCAACATAACCAGATCTTCCAATGGCATATGGTGTATATTGTATATCCCTTATTGTGCAACCAATATTACTAACTGTATAAAACAAAGGTGTGGATTGACCAGGAACGTTAGGTAGTACTGTAGTATTGTTCACATTATCTTTAGCTCTAAAATAATATCTAACTAAAGTACCTACTTGTTGTGGGGGTATTGCAGCTGAATACCTTGTACCAGCTGGTTGAGCGGCTACAGCGGTGTAAGTGGTCCCATCGATTGAATATAAAACTTCAGCGGAAGTTACCAAGCTATCATCTGTTATGTCAGCTGATACGATTAAAGGATTTAATGAGTTCGGACAAGGTTGACTTTTTTTCATATTCCCAATTGAGGGTGAAGAAGCTCCCTTAGTATAATGAGTCAAACTAAATGGGTTAATATTATAACCTCTATTATTTGGAGACGTATTTCCACAACCATTTTTCCAACCTTCGATAACACCTTTTACTTTTGTATATTGATCACCGACGTTTGGAGCGACAAAACCATTTGTTGTTCGTTGTGTCCTGAATCTATCATAAATCCAAATGTGATTATCATTTGCATCTTTTACTAGAATTCTACATCTATCCCCAGTAAGTGTTACATTGACCACAGTCACATTTGAAATCTCAACGAAGTTACCTTCAAGTGGTTCTCCAGTGAGAATATGATTCAATGGCTGACCATCGGAATTTAGATTACCGTTTAGTTGCCCAACCGAAACAGGTAAAGCCTCAGGAGCCGGACCGGGACTAAAACTCAAAAGTTCCACACCACCATCTACTGGTGTTAATTGTGTTTCACCATTATTTGCACCATTGGAACCTAGAAACTCGGTAACAGTTCCAACCACTTCGATAGTGTCACCTGATACTAATGTATTGATGTCAGTTGGGGTAGTGGCGGCGGAAGCTCTAACTGTAATGTTTCCGAATGGGGTTGAAGGACTTGCAGTTACATCCCTAACCCAAATCCAACGGGTTTGTCCAGTAGTTTCATTTAGACCACCAGGAGTGATAACTACCGCTTTGATTTTTACGACTTGATTGAGATATAATGGATTGGGACCATCAGTGCAGGAATCTGGTTGAAATTGACCAGGCCAACCTTGTATTTCTTGTATGGTTACATTTGGAATTTGTGAATAACCAGAAAGAAAAACAGTTAAGAAAGAAAAGATAAGTAATAATTTTTTCATTTAAATGTTTTTTTTTATGTTTTATATTACTATATTTGAACATTGTTTCAGTCGAAAAAACCGAAAGAGAAAAAGTTAAAAAAAATCTTGACAAGAATAAATAAAAGTGTTACCTTTGTAAAACAAAATCAAATAAGAAATATGACAAACTTCGTAAATACCTCCACCCCCTCACAGACCAACGTAATGTCTCAAGAGCTTCGTGATCGAATTTCTACTCTCACACCTCGCGAACGTAAGTATTTTATGACAATGTGGCCAAAGTCTGGTGTACTTTACATCACCTCTAAACCAGGTATCGCAAAGTCGGCAATCGCTCGTACTATCGCTGACAAAATGGGTTTCCGATATATGGACATGCGACTCTCGATGAACGATGAAAGTGATTTCAAATTTCCGTATCTTCGTGAAGAAAACTTCGATGGCAAAGATCTAAAAGTTAGTGGTACTGCTGTACCAGAGTGGGCATACGAAGCGAACCAACGTCCAACAATAATCCACTTTGAGGAGTTGAATCGGGCACCACAGTTTGTTCGTAATGCAGCTCTTCAGATTCTCCTTGAACGTCAAATCGGTGATTTCAAGTTCAACGATGGTGTCCTTATGTTAGCATCTGGTAACCTCGGTGATGAAGATGGTACTGACGTAGAAGAGTTTGATAACGCACTCAATAACCGTCTAATTCACTTTTCACACACACTGAGTACAGACGAGTGGATCGATGGTTACGCGAAGGATAATATTCACGGTGTCATTGTATCCTATATCAAAGCTTACCCAGAGAAACTTTATCAGAATCCAACCGAAAATACAAAAGCATATGCTACTCCTAGGTCTTGGACTTTTCTGAGTGATTTTATCACAAAGAATTTCGGTAAAGATGCTTCTCCGAGGGAATTTTTACCTTATGTTCAAGAGGTTGCACACGGTTACATCGGCAACTCCGCACAAAGGTTCTTACAATATTGTCAAGAAATGGTAAATATCACTATTCAAGACATTATCGACCGTTACGATAAAATCGAAAAGGAACTCGATAAGTACAATCGTGATAAGAATTCTGAACTTATCAACTCACTTAAAGAGTATGATATCAAGAAAATGTCAGACAAACAATTGGCTAATGTAACCAAGTTCCTCAATCGAGTTGGTGAAGATGAACTGACGGCATATCTTCTTCACATCTTGGACAACGTACCAGATGTAAGTGACCCAAAGGTTAAGAAGTTTATGCAAAGTTTCCGTGATGTGTTGATTAACATCAAACGGATCAATAAACCTACAGACAAAAAGTCCTCTAAATGAGGACTTTTTTAAACTTCGATATTAAGTTTATTAAAAGTATATACTATGACAATCAACATTATCATCAAGACAAAATATGGTGACTACAAGTCCAAGGATATCATAATTGAAGAAGAAGATTATGATAAAATACTAGACTTCAGTAAAAATTTTTATATGATGGGTTATGAAATGGAAACCGATACAGGCTTTATAGTAATACCACCAGATGTAATTAAAGATTCAATATTATTAATAGAAAGAAATGAAACCACTCAAGGAGAGATTTAAAAAATTTGGAGGGGAATTTATACCTGACATCGTAGAATATTTGAGAAGTTATATAACTTCTAATCCAAATGTCACGATAAGCATCGGTTGTGATTCGGTACAAAAAAGACGTAAAACAATCTATGCTGTTACGATAATGTTATATAATGTTGATTTCAAAAACGGTGCTCATTTAGTATTTTTCAGACAGAATATACAAAAGGTCAGAGATAATTTTGATAGACTGCAAAAGGAAGTCGAAATTCTTCAAGAGGTTGCTGAGTTTTTACAAACGGAACTCGAACCTTTTTATAAACGTTCTGACCTAACTCTGATGGAACGAAGAAAATATAAATTTCACCTTAATAAGTGCAACGGTGATTATAGTCACTTACCCAACATGAATGAATATGACTTCATAAAGAATCTCAGTCTGAATGATCATGAAACAGTTCAAGATTTCAAACTTGTTGACATCCACATTGACTTCAACCCATTCGAGGGTGGATCAAATTCAAGAGGTCACGCTACTAATAGATCATACCTTTCCTATAAGAGCTTTGTTCCTTGGCTTCGTGGAATGGGGTACAGAGTTTGGGCAAAACCGCTCAGCTTTGCTAGTACAAGTGCTGCAGATCTACTCTTACAAAATTAAAGAATTTCATCTGCAGGGGAGGAGGATTCCAATATATACTATATGGAAACATACTTTATATTATATAAAACGACTAATTTAATTAATGGCAAGAGTTATATAGGTATACATAAAACTAATAATCTGAACGATGGATATTTAGGTAGTGGTTTTGCTATAACGGAAGCAATTGAAAAATATGGGAAAGATAATTTTAAAAGAGAAATTTTAGAATTTTGTGACTCATATGATGAATTATTGGAACTTGAAAAGATATATGTTGATAAAAATTGGGTAAAAGATAAATCCAATTATAACTTAAAAACTGGTGGACAAAGTTTTGGTATTTTATCAGAAGAATCTAGAAATAAGATATCTGAAACCTTGAAAAGAAAATATAAAGATGGTGAAATTGTTATTAATAGAAGATATGGATTTGAACCTTGGAATAAAGGATTAAATGGGGTTTACAGCGAAGAATACAAACTTAAAATATCAGAAGGTTTAAAAGGCAGAAAACCTTGGAACAAAGGAGAAAAAGAATTACAAATAGCTTGGAATAAAGGATTACAATTGGGACCTATGACAGAAGAAGAGAAAGAGAAGAGATCAAAAACTTTGAAAGAAAGATATAAAAATATAGAACACCACTGTAAAGGCAAAGAGCCTTGGAACAAAGGTAAATGTGGAGTTCAGCAAGCTTGGAATAAGGGTATTGAAATGGAAAAAATCGAATGCCCTCATTGTGGTAAATACTGTGACAAGTTGAATGCTAAAAAATGGCATTTCGATAATTGTAAAAAAAGAGGGGAAGAAGTTATTTAGTAAATTATTGTAAATTAGAAAAACTTTTGTTATATTTGTGTATAATAATCATTGAAATTAAAAAAATATGAAACTCAAAGAACTCAAAATAGTGGGATTGTCTTATTCACAGACTCAAGTTGGTTCGTATGTATTGGTGATGTCAGAAAAAAGAGGAAAAAAGAAACTCCCCATAATAATAAATCAAGATACTGCTCAATATATTGCTTTGAAACTAGAAAGTGTCAAGGTAAAAAGACCACTCACTTTCGATTTATTCAAAAACCTGACAGATAGACTCGGTGCTGACTTGTATCAAATTCATATTACAAACATCCTTGAAGGAGTTTTTTATGTTAAATTGGTATTTCACAATATGGTAGAAGAGTTCGAAATCGAATCATCTATCTCGGATGCTGTTTGTTTATCTGTAGCATATAAATGTCCTGTATTTTGTTCAAAAGAAGTTCTTGATATCGCGGGTATTCTTATGGATGATGATGGTTCGATGTCAGAAGAACAGTATGAAGAGAACCACAAGAAAAGAGATTATTCTTCTATCATCAGTATAGAAAACCTCGAAAAAATGCTAGATAAAGCTATCGAAAATGAAGAGTATGAAATCGCTTCCCAACTGAGGGACAGAATTGTCGAACTAAAAGAAAAATCAAAATCAAAATAATGCCGGTAAGTTATATAGGTGGAAAATCAAAGATCGGAAAATGGATAAGAAATTATATTCCAAATGACATAGAAACATATGTTGAGTGTTTCGGTGGGATGTACTGGACTTTTTTTTGTCTCGAACTACCTAAGTTCAAAAATTTAAAGACTGTTGTTTATAACGATTTCAATCCATTAAATGTTAATGTTTTCAATTGTCTGAGGAATCATAAAGAGTTTCTAAAAGTTATTAACACTTATCAGTCTCAAGATAAAGAATTATTCAATAAATTTCAGAAAGAATTGTTCGATCCAAACTTCAAACTTGATCTCTCAGAACCTGATTATCATTCTGCTTCGAAGTATCTTTATTTGTTAACTCAAGTTTGGTCGGGTACTAATCCAGAAAGATCAAAATTTATTGACTTGAAGGGAAAATACAAATCGAAATTCGACTCTTTCAAAGACAAACTAAAAAATCCAAAATGGCAAGCACTTTTTGAAAAGATTACTGTTGTTGAAAATCTAGACTTCGAAGATGTCATAAAAAAATATGATAGTTCTAATACTTATTTTTATTGTGATCCACCTTACTATAAAACTGAAAATTATTACGCGAATCATGAGTTTGGACTCTCCACTCATGAAAGACTTGCAAACTGTTTGAAATCTACACAAGGTAAATTTTCACTTAGTTATTATTATTTCGACAATTTGAGTGAATGGTTCCCTGAAGATAAATTTACTTGGACAAATAGACAATTTGCTAAAGCTGCTATGGCTACCGCTGGTAAAACACAAAATAAAGCTACTGAGCTTCTAATAATGAATTATTAATATGTGGGTGGTGATCGCAAAAAAAGGTTTGGATGTACATAGGGATGAATTAATTTCAGATTTACTCGGAGAAGAAAAACAAGATTTACCCGAATTTTTTGTTGTTAAACCATCATCATCTTATCGATATAACGTAAGTTCAAATCTCTCGAGTGCTAAAGTTTATAAACAAAAGGCTTCCTGTGAAAGATTAGTCAAAAAGTTTAACAATGCACTTAAAGATATGAACAGAAGTCCATTCTATTGGATCAAAGATTATAAACTTTCTGTCAGAAAAGTAACACATGAGGAATGGAATATTATGTGTGATCAAGAACAATCGAGGTTAGAAAGGAGTTATCTTTACCAAAAACAAAAAATTGAAGAAAAGAGAAGATCATTCAAATGATTAAATCCAAGACTTGGGTAAAAGATAGATATTTTGAATACAGACCAGGTGACTTGGTTAAATTGGTCCGAAAGAAAGAAAATGGGCACCCAAGAGCTCTTCAATTGGGGGTGATTTACTTAGTGATAAAAGTTGAAAATGATGATTTATTCTTGAGGAATCAACGATCATCAGAGGGTACTGATTTTTCGATTATTAAGGTAAATAAGAATTATTTCGTACCAATTGAGAAAATGAGAGATGAAATGATAAAAGATATATTGGGACATGATTAAGGTAGGTGATTTAGTTATAAAAAATACTGGTGGAAACAAAATGAAAGTTGTTTCGATTAGTAATGGATTTGCTGAATGTGTTTGGTTTACTGAATGTTTCAATCAGGAATATTTCGATATAAAAAATTTAGTCGGCGTATCGGATTATCCCGCTCTACTTAAGAACTACTATCGACAAGATAAAATAAATAAAATTTTGAATTAGGTATTTCTGAGAAATGGGTATAAGTTATATATACTCAAGAAAAATATAACTAATAGTAATGGCTAGAATTGCCGTAGATCAAACCGCTACCGGACCAACTACACTTATTAACTCATATGACCAAACAAAATGGAGCTTGGGTTCAATAATAAAGCAATACACTGGTTCACAATCAACTGATAATTTCATCGGTCCGATGAAAATAGCACAAGCCAGACCACTTGAGGAGTCTGGTTCCGCTCAACTAAGTTTCATTGATGGATTTGCTTGGTCCTCAAGGTACGATTGGATTTTTGGTATTCAAAATACAACCGTTGGCACAACAAGAGCTATTGTGGCCTATCTCTATGATAGGGTTCTTAGTGTTTACACATGGAGGGGTTTCGTAACTATTACACTCAATACAGCTGCCACACATACTAATAGTGGTTTTTCTGTACAATATTACACCCACACCACTGGCACCGTTGCCGTTTCAGGAAACGTTGTTACTGGAACTGATACACAGTTCACATCAGAAAGGATTGCAGTTGGTGCTAGAATAGGATTTGGTTCAACCGATCCAACTCTCATAACTGCTTGGTACGTCATTTCCGGTATAGGTAGTAATACATCCATAACCCTTTCACAAGTTTTAACATCCAATGTATCCGCAGGCACATCTTATGTGATTGAGGAGATAAGAATCGCTATTGTCACCACCAATTCAACACTCGCCAATGGTGGATTATTTGTTGCTAAAGGTATTAACTGGGATGATTTCAGTCCGGGCGGTACAACAATATCGGCATCAGCAGCATCAACCGATAACTTAAAGTTGACATATTGGTTAGCTGATAGAACAACGATACAAAATACTACAGCTAGATGTGCAGCAGTTGATGGAACCACACAATCGAATTTCAATGGACTCACACATAGTTTATACGTTATTGATTCCACTGGCGCGAAAGTTTTTGCTTATAATTTACGAGCTAATGATACCATAACGAGTGGTAAAATGGCGCTTACTGCTAGTAATATTATTTTTACGTTCACACAGTCATTTACAGGAACCGTAGGACAAGCTAACAATGGAGTAATTGTAAGTGCTAGTCATTCAGTCGGATCCGGTGTCAAATCTTTATATTTCACAACAACCACAAGATTTTATAGAGCAGACTTGTCGAATATCACACAAGGTAATACATCGTGGCAATCGGATAACAGAGCAGAGACAACACCTGGTGGTTCTAATACTATGGGTGTAACATCAGTTATGAACACAATAGACTACGACTCAGAAACTGATAGATTTATTTTATTGACAACTGGTGGTAGTAGTTTGAGATCATATTACACACGATACCCCGCAAACTCTGGTGACCAATTTGATTATGGATTCCTAAACAACTTTCAGAATCTTGATGGTTCAACGGCTGATCCGAGGGCGGTCTCCTTACCCTATAATACACAGGCTTCTAATACGTTCTCGAAAACTATTAACGGCATAACTCACTTGGTGAGACTAGGTACTTCCGCCACTCTTGGACTACACGCAATATTCGCTATACCCGTATCAGCTCACTGGGATTTTGCTTCATACACAAATGAAGTTGCTATTTCTCCTGTGATCAATACATTCAATATACATAAGTTTCATAGACTTATAATAAACCAAGTTCGTACACTCGGACAAGATCCCTTTACAGTGCCAACGAATGCAATAAGGGCTTATTACCGAACTTCTGGAATTAGCGATAATAGTGGTTCATGGACATTGATTGGATCCACCGGTGATTTATCATTGGTGACTGGTACGAGTGAGATACAGTTTAAGTTTGAGTTTCAAATGCTTGGCAATAGTTTCGGGATACCAGCAAGATTACTTGGATTTACTCTTATTTATGATGACCTTTCCACTGATTCACACTATGAACCATCGGTAACATATTCTGACATAAACAGCAAAAGATTTGCTTGGAGATTTGCAATACCTTTTGGAACAACTGTACCTGCATTGAGAATTAGATTATATGATGCTAGTACAAATGGTAATTTGTTAGATGATACTTCTACCTCCCAATCATATGGTACATTTCAAACTTCCACTGATGGTGGTTCAACTTGGGGAACTTATAGTACTTCAGATAAGACAAATGAAGATACCTATATAAGATATACCCCCACAAGCTTGGCGGATAATATAAGAGTCAGGTCTTTACTAACTTTGAATTGATACTATGTTATATAAAGCGATAGAACAATTATGTACCGGTTCGGTAAGCTCGATAAGTTCTTACACATCATCCAATTGGGTTTTGGGCACAAATATAAGAATGTATCAAAAAGAGCCACTAACCATACTAACACCAACTTCAAACTTTATAGGACCAAATGTCAATTCAAAAGTAGGTATGGCGGAACAATCAACAGCTATAAATGGTGTGCTCTCTTGTGGTTTGACCTGGTCAAGTACTATTGATTGGATTTTTATTATCGAAGCAGTAGGGACAATCACAAAAAGGGTTAATTTGTACGTATACGATAGAATTACTGGTCTTTATGGATATCGCGGGTTTATCACATTCACAAGACCAGTTGCTATAGCCAGTGCCGCGGTGAATAGGGGATTTATTGTTGCTTACTATACCCACACTACTGGTACAGTAGGTGTTAGTGCTGATACCGTTACGGGATCAGGAACACTTTTTGTCACTCAAAGAATAGCAGTGGGTGCTAGAATCGGTTTCGGGACCACTGATCCAACAAGGGTCACAAGATGGTATTACATTCGTAGTATAGATAGTGACACTTCTATCAGACTAACATTTAATGTGTCCGACACAATAGGATCAGGCACTTCTTATGTGATTGAAGAGCTAAGAATTATCTTACTCGATGCTGTTCTTTCTGTACAATATAACTCACCACTTTCTGGTTTATTCATTGCTAAAGGTGTAAACTTTGACGATTTTTCATTAGGTGGTACAACAATACCCGCCTCAAATGGTGGAATAGATAATCTTAAACTGTGTTATCAATTAACTGATAGCTATAGAACTAATGGTACATTTAGTCAAGCTGGTACGGTTTCAAATCAGAATCCCGAAAGTGCTGATTTGGATGGGCCGAGAAAAACAGATTTCGATGGTCTTACACATTCTTTGTATGTCATAGATAATAGTCAGCTTTTCAGCACTACCTATAGGTTGTATGTTTATAACGTAAGAGCAAACGATACAATAACATCTGGAAGGATGGCATTAACTTCAAGTAATGTGCAAATAACTGGTCCACTCACATTGACTGGTGCTCTATCCACCGTCAATACCATTGGAAATGTTGCTTGCATAGCTACTACCAAACATGGCCCCGGTTCTGGTTCAAAATCTTTATATTTTTGCACACCCACAAGATTTTACAGAGTCGATCTGTCTAACATTTATCATGGTAAACCAAATTGGATTTCCAATGTCAGAGCAGAAATACCAACGGGTACCACAAATACGGTGCCCATAAGTTCAAATATGTGGGCGATAAGTTATGATGAAGAGTCAGATAGATTTATCATACATACCATTTCAAGTGCGGTTGGGTTCAAATATTATTATACTAGATATGGAGAACAAACATCAGATAGGTTTGATTACTCCCTCGGACTTCCCTTAAATTACGCTGATGGTTCCACATCAGATCCAAGATCTATTCCGATTGTATCCAATATGACCACTACGCACAATTGGATAGCAATGATTTCTTTAAATGGATTGACACATGTAGTCAAATGGGGACAAAATCTAGTAGGTTACGCTAATATATTTTCAGTCCCATACGCTAGTCATTGGGAATACTCCACATCAACAGGAGAAGTGGCAATATCACCAGTCATAAATATAAGCAACCTTGATAAATTCCTTAGAATATCAATTATGGATTTGACTTATTTGGGTATAGACCCATTTGTCACAGTAATAAATAGGTTGAGAACTTATTGTAGAACCTCGGGCATAGATGACAATAGTGGAAGTTGGGTTTATATAGATGATAGTGGGGATTTATCTAATATAGACCAATCTAATCAAATACAATTCAAGTTTGAGTTTCAGATACTTGGTATGAACTTCAATATTCCACCACGATTCATAGGGTTTAATCTGATTTATAAAGAACTTGTAACGGACGAACATTATCAATTATCTGTAGGTAAATCGGACGAGGACACCAAAAGATTCGTTTGGAGATTTTCGACAGCATTCGGTGTCACTGTATCCACCTTGAGAGTAAGGATATATGATAATTACACCGACAATCTTTTAGTGGATGACAACACATCTAATCCAACTGGCACTTTTCAAAAATCTGTAGATAATGGGTTTTCTTGGGCGACTTATAGCTCGGAGGATAAAACTAATGAAACTACCTATATAAGATATAAACCATTAAGATTATCTGATACGGTTGATGTCAGACCAATACTAACTTTATTATAAAATGTCGAGAATAGGAATAGATTATCTTTGCACTGGTACATATACATCTCTTGATTCATATGATTCAGGTAAATGGAGTTTAGGTAGTCTGATAAAACAATATACAAATGAAGGATTTATCGGACCACAAAAAATTTCAGTATCCTATCCTTTGGTGGATAATCCATCATTTTCACCTGTTTCCATCGACGGATTTTCGTGGTCATCAAGTACTGATTGGATTTTCGGTGCTTATGTTACTGGTAGAACATTTGTTGTTACAATGTATATTTATAATAGAGATGTTCCATCCTATACTTATAATAACTATATGATTATTGTAGGTTCAAATGGCTCTGGTAACTTTACACTTAGGGGTTTTAGATCACTTTATTATACATATACGGGTACAGCTAGTTCAACATTTGCTAAGGGTATCAATGGAAGCGGATTTGTGAATAGAAAAATCGCTGTTGGCTCTAGAATTGGCCTTGGCACAACAGATCCAACTAAGGTTACTACTTGGTACACTATATCTAACATAATCTCAAATACTCAATTGAATACCATCGAAACATTACCCCCCCAAGCAATAGATGAGGAAACGGGACAGCCAATAATAACAAGTTATGTAATTGAAGAATTAAGGTTTGCTTTCACTGTAACACACGCAACTAATACTCAGGGTGGTTTATTTCTAACAAAGGGTGTAAGATATACCGATTTTGATGCTTCACCTGTGACAATCTCAAGCAACACGGCTTCTACCGATAATCTAAGATCGACATACTGGTTGGTGGATGCAGTTACTGTATCAAATACGGCAGCTTCTGGATTAGCAATAGATGGGAATAGAAGAACAGATCACGATGGTAGTACACATTCGGCATTCGTTATAGACACCACATCAAGTAGAGCTTATATGTATAATCTTTGTGCTAGTGATACCATCACAGCCAATACTGGAAGAATGATATTAACACAATCAAACATCCAAGTAACTGCGGCACAAACCATTACAAACTTGGTTCAATCATACAATGGTGTCATAGAAACCACAAGACACGGAACTGGACTAAATGATAAATCTTTATATTTCTTAACTAGTACTAGATTGATAAGGGCAAGTGTATCTGAAATAACAAACAACAGAACAAACTGGCACAAAGATATGATACCTGAGATACCATCAGGATCTACCACCACAAACACCGCGACAAGTTTATTGAATAATATAGACTATGATGCGATTTCGGATAGATTTATCATATTTAGTAGTGGAACTGGCGGTGTGAGATCTTACGTGACTAAATTTTTGGATCGAAATGATAGATTCGAAAATATTTTTATGTTTGTTGCTGCTACTGTAGATGGGGCTTCTGCAACAAGTAGTTATGTACCATTACCTTTTAACAGCGGTGCTGGTACGATTTATTCTAATACGGTTGGTGGAGTTTCTCATGTGTTGAGGATATCCGGTAGTAGTACAAGTACATTGTACGCTATACCCATAGGCACACACTGGGGATATACAAAGGAATCGAATCAAATTGCAATAAGTCCAGTAATACCAACACCAAATAATAAAAAGCTTATTAAAATGGTGATGAAGACCATAGAAAATCTTGGATCTGATCCATATGTTACACCTTTGAATGACGTAAGAGCGTATTTTAGACTTGAGGGTTTTGAGAACAATACCGGTTTGTGGTATGCGTTAGGTTATGATGGAGATTTATCTGGATACAGTAATTGTAGGAAAATTCAATTCAAGTTTGAGTTTCAGATGCTTGGAAACTGTTGGGGAATACCAGGTCGACTTGTTGGTTTTGCTGTTGTATATGATGACATAGATATCCAACAAAATCATCAGCCTTCCGTAGTCTTCTCAACCGACAAAACATTTGCTTGGAGACTATCTGCTACTTATAGTTCTACACTACCCGATTTACGAGTAAGACTTTACAATGCGGAGACAAATGAGATACTCTCCGATGACAATACTTCGAGTCCAATAGGAACATTCGAAAAAACAACAGATGGTTCGACATGGGGATCGTGGGATAATTCGGACAAAACTAATGAAACTACATATATAAGATATACACCATTATCGTTGTACGATGGGGTAAAAATAAGAGCTACATTGACTACACTTTGATATGATTTATGAAATTACAAAAGATACTATCGTAGATGAAAGTTACGGAGTACTATATGGTGGAACTTATTCAGAATATGAATTGGTAACTTGTTATATACTGAGTCAACCCGATGAACCCTACTGCAAGTTTGAAGCAAGGTATGTTTTGTTCGGACCAGAAACATATATCAATGGATATGGCGTTGACTGATATAGTATTTACCACAGGAGAACAAATTGGATTTGTGCAATATGTCAATAGAGGTGATATTGGTACAGTTTCAGAAGTTTTATCAGAAACTGACTCAAGTTTCGGTGTTTTATTGAATGAAATACCACAAGTTACTGGTGGTTCAGTCAGTGAGTTTTCTTATATTTTTGTTAGCTAGTTTTTGTAGTTCTTATAACTAAGTTGACCCTAGAAACAGATGAAACCGAATCAACAACAAACTCATAAATATCCGTAGCACTGAAAGTTAAATTCCAGCCTGTCAAAGTTGAATCTGTATTTTTTTGTTGTGAAGTTAAGTTTATGTAGTTACCATTCGTTACTGATGTGGTCGTAGGGAAACCTGCAAATGTTGATATTTTCAAGTCAATTGATATTGAACCAGATTGGTTACCCAAAACATCCCAACCAGTTATATTTCCACCATAAGGCATCGTTACATAACCCTTACTACCAGTGGTAATACCAACATTCCCACCATCTAAGGTTATACCAAATGAACCTTTTGTAATCCCACTTGGACCCGTAGGACCTTGTGGACCACTATTTCCCTGTGGACCAGTAATACCCTGAAGACCAGTTATTCCTTGGGGACCAGTTTCACCTTGGGGACCGGTTGAACCTTGAACTCCTTGAACACCTTGAGGACCCGTTTCACCCTGTGGACCAGTTAAACCTTGCACTCCTTGAACTCCTTGAGGACCAGTTTCACCCTGTGGACCAGACTGCCCCTGCAAACCAATGCTACCTTGTGGACCAGTAACACCCCCAGCAAATATGAATAATGCTAAATGTTGACCTGATAAAAAGTTTGTGGTTCCAGTCCCACTCGATGTTAGAAATCCAACTGGTACCTCCACATATGAATTTGGAATTATTAAAGTTGGACCATTTACTATAAACTTCTGATAATTATTTGAATCATCTTGATCTTGAATTATCAATGAATCGTTCAACTTTATCAAATTCAAAAAAACATCCACATCAACGAAGTTCTTATCTATGTGTGAGATGTTGATTTGTGTTGCACCTATTTGTGTACTGTTATTCCAGAGTAAAAATGATGGTGTGGGATTACCAGATAAAGAAGCGGTAGCATAATATTGAAAATAATTTGATGACTGACCTGGTGAACCTTGGGGACCAGAAAACCCCTGATATCCTTGTACACCTTGAACTCCTTGAGGACCAGTTTCACCTTGGGACCCAGTATTTCCTTGTGGACCACTTGCACCTTGTGGACCACTTACACCTTGATTACCAGTGGACCCTTGAGGACCAGTGTTACCTTGGATGCCAGTATTACCCTGTGGACCACTTACACCTTGATTACCAGTGGACCCTTGAGGACCAGTGTTGCCCTGAACACCGGTCTCACCTTGTGGACCACTTACACCTTGATTACCAGTTATTCCACTAGGTCCAGTAGGACCTTGTACCCCACTTAATCCTTGAGGACCGGAAAATCCTTGAGAACCTATTGGTCCAGCACCACCACCATATAGTATCGTACCTGTTGTTACTGTGGCAAATATAAGTTGAAATGAATTATTTGAAAAATGAATTATTGAATCCGGAACGAATATATTACCTGTATTATCAAATACTTGAATGAAAGGATATTGACCTGTGTTGTGATTAATAGTACTAGAAGTTACAGAAGAAAATGTAACAGCAATCAGAGGATCTGACATCGGACCTTGCGGACCAGTATTTCCCTGTGGACCAGTATTACCTTGTACACCCGTAGATCCTATATAACCTTGTGGACCAGTTTCACCTTGATAACCTTGTGGACCAGTATTACCTTGTAGACCGGTATTACCTTGCACACCAGTTTGTCCTTGTGGACCGGATGTGCCAATTATTGTTAATTGTACCCAAGCCCCAGCGACTTGGTCAGGTGGGTTACTACCGATGGGTTGATATTGATAATTAATATACAATAATCCATTATACAGAACATAGTCAAGTGGTGAATATGAATTGTTGGTATCCCAATTACCTTTATAATCAAGAGATGAACCTGTTGCACCTTGAGGACCAGTATTACCTAAGAAACCCTGAGGACCTGTTTCTCCTTGGAAGCCTTGTGGACCTGTTTCACCTTGAAACCCTTGTGGACCTGTTTCACCTTGCAAACCGGTACTACCACCACCAGCACCTTGAAACCCTTGTGGACCTGTTTCACCTTGCAAACCAGTGCTACCACCACCAGCACCTTGGAACCCTTGTGGACCAGTTGGACCTTGATTACCAGAACCAGAACCACCTCCACTGCCAATTCCTTGTGGTCCTTGTGGTCCAGATGACTGAATGTTTACAGCATCCCAGGCAAACCCATTGAATATCCAATCTTTACCATTGATTGAATATGTTTGTCCAGTAGAAGGATTTAAGGGGAAATTTAGTGCCATTTAGTTATATATACTCATTTTTTTATTTTTATATAATCCACCAGTTATTATTTCTTCTTAAAACAGTTAAAGATCCATAATCAATGGTGACTTGTGCTTCATTCTGATTATCTATACTTTCACCAACATTCGGTACTATGTGGATAGCATTAATCGAAGCTCTTCCACTCTCATCTTTAACTGTTATGGTTTTACCAATAACTACATTTGTAGGTAAATATACATAAGATGTTGTACTTGAAGAAACACCAAAATATTCGGGTCCATATTGTGAATATAATGTTATGGAGTAACTGGCAACATTAATTTCACTAGTGTAATGATTCAAACTACCAGCAATTGTACTTGTAGGTTGTACCCATTGCAGTGAATCACCATCATCTATGTATATGTATTCGACTCCTGTATCTGAGTGAAACCACCTAGAACCCGCTGTTAAGGAACCGCTAACTGGTGGGGTATTACTGTAATAGAACGGTAGAGAAGGTCCAGTTGGTCCTTGTATGCCAGTGTGTCCCTGTGGACCGGTGATTCCTTGAGCGCCGGTAAAACCTTGTGGACCAGTTAAACCTTGTGGACCCGTGATACCCTGTGGACCCGTGATACCTTGTGGACCTGTTTCACCTTGTAAACCTGTTAATCCTTGTGGTCCGGTATTACCTTGAAGACCTGTAAGACCCTGTGGACCTGTGAGTCCTTGGGGACCTGTTTCACCTTGTAAACCTGTTAATCCTTGAGGGCCAGTATTGCCACTCAAACCGGTAGGTCCATTGGCACCAGTCAGCCCTCTGAGTCCTTGTGGACCAGCACCACCACCAATAATATAAGTTCCAGTGGAAGGTGTAGAGAAAGTGACTGAAATTGAAGCAGTTGATGTGTGCTGAACGTAAGTTGGTGAAATTAAATTGCCATTTTCATCAATAAATTGGATCAAAGGGTATACTCCACTGCTGTGTGTTATTGTTAGAAATAAACTATTACTAAATGTGGCATTGAAAGCGGGATTACCAACTGGTCCTTGTGGACCTGTTTCACCTTGAAGTCCAGTAGGTCCTTGTGGACCAGATATTCCTTGCGCGCCTTGACCTATGTTAAGTGGATTACCAAAACCATCGTAAAATTCAGTAGAGTTAATAACTTGCACCAGTCGTCCGTATGTAGACGACACAGTCAGTCCCGTGAAACTATATGTCATGACCAAATATATATTAACCTACACAGGCTTAAAAGGCATTTATAAATATATACTCGAATGACTACTAAAGTTTTTTTAGAGTGGGAAAACGTTAACTTCACTTGGGATAATCTCGATATGCTGTGGGAAGATGTTGCTATACTGATTGAGGTTGGTGAAGTTATACGGAGAGGAGGTGGCGCATCATCTTATGTCAGAGGAAACCCTTGGGAAAAGACCAGAAAGGAATTAGGAGAAGAAAAAACAAATAAATTCATTAGAATTTTATGCAGAGTCAATAATCTCGAATATGAAGATGTTATTGATCCAGACCCAAAAATAAAAGTTACTGTCCAGCACATAGAAAAAACAATGAATGAATCAATAAAAGTTGGAGTAAAAATAGATTTTTAGAAATAATATATAGTTTATGGAAAACAATGATATAGTCAATTTTTCAAGCTTTTTCGAAAGAAAAACTGATAAAAAGCTTTCAGAATTCAAAAAAGAAGACTTTAGTGACTTTTTTGTAATGGAGTCTGAAGATTCTGAACCTGCTTTAGATACTACAAAAGAAATTGAAAAGAAGGAGAAATCTGTTGAACCAGAACCAGCTTTTGATCCACCAGTTCAACCAGAAGATTTCGTAATCGATGATGAAGAACCTAAAGAATTAGAAGTTGAGGACTCGCTGAGATCGTTTCAGAATAAAAATAATTTTCTGAAAGTTCAAGAGGAAGTTGATAATTATTATGAAGTATATAAAGATAAATCTGAAAATTTTTCCTGTGATGTATTAGTCGAAGGAGCTAAGATTTCGGATACACAAGCTAGACTCATTTTGGAATCCGATGATTGGACTTTGATGTTCGAGGGTGAAATCGATAGAAATGGTAAATGTAATATACCTATTAGAAAATTGAATATTTTCGAAGAAGGTACTATTGGTAAAATTAGATTGGAAGTAATTGCTGAAAATAGTATATTTATACCTTGGGAAGATGATTTTAAAGTAAGAATGAGTAAAAAAGTTCTGGTACAAATTCATGAAAGTAGATCAACCCCCAAGAAAGTTTCTACTAATTCCAACGTCAGAGTTAATGTTAAGAGATAATGAAACACCTGTATACTTTTGATCAACTAAATGAAAATTTACCCAGACAATCTACTGTGAATCAACTTAAAAAGTTGAGAAAGATTACAAAAGGTACCGATATAGGTGATCGAATTTCCGATATGAACAAACAAGGTGCCAATATTCACTATATTTCCAATCCCATAGATACTGGTATTGAGTCGATCGAACACTACTGGAAACATAACGATCCAGTGCAACCAGTTAAGACTAAATCCAAATGATAAGATTGAAAACATATTCCCAATTCAATTCAATCTTAGAAGATAAATCTGGGAGTATGTATGAATATGGGTGTTTGATGATCTATATCGATTTTCCAAAATGGAGAGATATATTGAGCAAAATCGATAAAAGGATTTTATTCGAACCTTCCAATGAAAGATACGGTTTGGAAACGGAACCACATATAACAATATTGTATGGAATACATTCTGATGTAGATGATGATCAAGTCAAAAACCTTTTTTCAAATGTTAAAAAAACCGATTTCGATATCACTGTAAATGGTATAAATTGTTTCTTCAATAAAGATTACGATGTTTTGAAAATGGATGTACAATCTAATAAACTGAATGAATTGAATGAACTATCGAAATCTTTACCACATACTTCTACTTATCCTGATTACAAACCACATTTAACAATGGCTTATCTATTGAAAGGTAACGGTAATAAATATATTAATCCAACATTCAAAATGAAAATTGATAATATAAATAAAATCGTTTACTCAAAGACAAATGGTGAAAAGATTGACATCTTACTTAAATAATAATATATTCCCTATTATTAACGTTTACAAACTCTATAAAAAGTATTCTGATAACCGTATTGAGGTCAGAAAAAACTGGTAAACTTTTCAATAACTACTAATATAAATATTAACCACATCGAGTGATGTGGTATAAAATAAACTTAAAAAAATAAAAAGCAATTATGGCAGAATTAGATGATTTATTTGGAGGCAATTTGGACAGTAAAATGGACTTCCTAAACGACAAAAAAACAACTAACTCGGATGGTATTTACCGAGTAGACCTTTCAAAAGTAAAAGACAAGAAAAAGGGTTATCGCTCAGTGATTCGTTTCCTCCCCAACCTAACAAAAGAGGGTAAAGTAGGACAAATGGCGATTGAAAAGATCACACACTATGTGGACATCAAAAATCAAAAAGAACTTTCTGGATGGTTCGACTCACCGAAGAACTTCAATGAAAAATGTCCATTGACAGATCTTTACTACACAATGCAGAATTCGAAGAATGCAATTCTTCAAGAGAGGTCTAAATCTTTGAAGTATTCTAAGAAATATTTTTCTTATGTACTTGTACTCGAAGATGAACAGCAACCAGAGTGTGTCGGTAAGATTATGATTTTCCAATATGGAAAAACTATCAAAGATAAGATTCAAGCTGAAAAGAATGGTGAAATCACCGGTATTCCTTGTAACATCTTTGATTTAGCAGCTGGCAAAGATTTTGTTATGTTGGTCAAAGAAATCTCAACTGGTGATGAAAACTACCCAGACTACAAGAACTCAATGTTCCGACCTGAAGTTACATCTCTACCAATCTATTTCGAAGATAAAGGTGAATTCAAAAATGTACCAGTTGCTGATGGTAAAGTGGATCCAAAAGCTCAACAGAAAGTTAAAGACTTCCTTATGAAAAGGGAACATGAACTTGAAGAATACGCACCCAAGAAATTAACAGAAGAACAGCAAGCTAAAATCAATGAGATTACAAACTTTTTGACAGGTAAGGCTTCAAACTCTTTCAATGCTAGTAAAGAATCTAAACCAACAAGTGATGATTTCGAACTGGATGGTCTGGTTTCATCAAGCAGTTCTGTAGCTGTAAGTACAGATGAAGATGATTTCTTTTCAGACTTTGCTTAAAAAATAAAAAAAAATTAAGGGCAGTTCAAAACGAACTGCCCTTTTTTTATATAAAACGTATGTCAATTTATAAAAATAAAAAGTTTACTGATTTGTCAACAGGTAGAGTCGTGCAAGTGACCGACCACTTTGAAGACATTGTTATCTTAGATAACAGATCTAAAGTGAAATTGAACAACTTATTAGATAATAGACTTTATGATGAGTATATTGACCCAATGAACTTTTTTCGTAACGAAGGTCTTGTCAATGCATTCACCGAAAAAATCAGACAATTGCCAAACGATGTACCACAAGACAAAGGTTATGACTCACCGAAACAATTATTGAACAATTATGGGAATCCTTATGATTATATAGATCAAACTCCAGCGGTTTTACCATACGATCCTGAAGAAGAAAAACAACAGTTGATCGAAAAAGCCAAGAGAATGTTTAATAATAACAATGTTCAGAACACTATGGATTCTTTCAAAGATTTGATAGGTGAGGATACCTTAGAAGATTTGGATGATGATGTATTACCTCCCCCACTACCTCAAAAAACAGAGGTTAATCAAAGACCAATCAATGAAAGTTTATCAAAACCATCATCACCACAAATGAATGACCAAATATTAAATCAACAATTAATCCAACAACAATCAGTAGATCCGATTATCCAAATGTTTCGGAATGTGAAGAGGAATACTGATTTCAACATCAAATTTGAAATCAATAATAAGATACCAAGACTTGATTTCATCGAAATGATGGAAGAATCTTATAACACAAGTATCATAGACTTTTTAGCAGAAGAATTTACTAATCAAATTTTATTAAATCCAAATATACTCAAGAGTAAAATCAAAGATCAAATAAATTTGATGCTCCACAAAAAAGCAAACTCTAATATCGTCGAAAAAGTGCCACAAACTCCCAAAACATCGTCAAGAAAAAAAATAATTCCAAAAAATGATTGATCAACAGTTATTATCAAGCGCAAGAGAAATTAGGAAAAAGTATCTTTCCATAATGAGTGATTTGAGTGATTATGAAAAGGAAATTAAGAAATTATCTGATTTTCTTCTCGAAAAAGCTGAAGTATTCAAAAAAATAGAAGAAAAAGATTTAAATACTAAAGGATCAAAAGAGGAATTACTCAGAATTACTTCGAAAATAGTCAATGAAATTCAGGAAATCGAAGATGAGGAAATTAAAATTTCTAAGAGAATCGAACAATTAAATGAAGGTCTTAATAAACTTCAAAAAGAAGAAGACATCCTATACACCACTATAAAGACACGATATCCAAATATGACTGATGAAGAAATAAAAAGTCAAATTCATAGTGTCATAAAAGACCTCAACTGAAGATAATCCTTTTTTAATATATAATCCAAAATCTATTGTGTAGATGAGGGTTTCAAAATTTATAAAGGTTAACAAGAATATCTTATTAGAATACATTTACAATGATGACAATAACATTGGAAATGCATATAAAATACTCCTTAATAGTAAAGACAACATAGCTAACTATAGCTATATAGCCGGAACTGGTAGTGTCACTAATAATATTTTAGAAAACCAACTCTTCAAAATAGATTCCATTAGTAATAATTATGGACTCATAAATACCAATAATTATTCCTTTTTACAATTAAAAGATTATTCAGAGGGATTTCCAGCTAGACATGATACAATAAAGATACATTTACCAGTAAATTACACATTTGGTGAATATATTGGTTGTTACATAAAAGTATTTACTTTTGATTACAATAATAAAAAGACTTATGAATTAACTAATTTCTTTTTCGATGTAAGTGATACTAATCAAGGCTACTTGATGAATCTATCAAACCCAGCCTTGATATTTCAAGAAAAACTATGGGGTAAATATGTCGAGGTTTCAATACCTTCTATTAGATACTTATCTGGTCTGAGGACTGGTTTATCAGCAAAGGAAAATACAATAAATTATAACCTGACAAATGGTGTGGGTCTCAGTACAACATCACCTATTTTCATAGATTTTCATTTTATAAACAGTAGGAAGACAGTAAACAAAGTAACCACCTATTATCTCACATCGAAGACAACACTAAATTTACCACAAGCACCAGACTTCGAAAAAATTGGTTTAAAGATTGAACACTCTAAATCAGGTGATTTTTTTGAAATATTTGGTACTTACAATGGAACTATATCGGAGTTCAATACCTTTATGAAAAACTCTCTTTCGATCGGTAAAAGATATTATGTTGAGTTCACAGTGACCATGTTCGAACAAAATATTCGTGGTAAATCTGTGAAGTTCACTGTGCAAGAGAATTTCAATGAGAAAGTTGAATTCAGACCGATTATTAAATATAGTACCACGACCGCGATTATTGATGTACAGATGGATCTAATCGATTTGGTTGATAATTCTTCGATACAACGTAGAGCTTCCTATGGTATGTTACAGGATGAAGTTGCGAAATATAGTTTGAATCTCACAAAAATAAATTTAGCTAAAGCTTCAAAACCAAAAATTTATAATATTAAATCACCAGAAGGAGCTGGTATATTTGGAAACTTGAATGGTTCTGCTTATTCTGATGGTAGACTTTACGGCTCTGCTGGTGGTAGTTTATTCTCCAATAATACAACTAAGAATCTCGCTGGAACTGGTGCGAATGCTGGTCTCAGTTTATTTGCTGCTAGTAAACAGAGAAATCTCTTTAGTAGGGCAGGTGGTAGAGGTGGTTTCGGAGGAGCCGCTGGTGTGGGTGGTGGTGATTCCATACTGGGTGGTAATGGTGGACAAGTTGTCATCGGTGGCATACCCGTTGACAATCAGTCTGGTATAGCTCAGATAGCAGATTCTACCAAGACACAAGTTGTATTGCAACCATATCCTGTAAATTACACTGTGCTCGCTGACAGATACAATGTTTTGGCAAAAAGTGAAAATGTAAGAGTTGGTAAAAAGAATTTTTACGGTATTGGTAGACTAAAGTTGATGATTCAACCATTCGATCAATTGATTCAATTTATAATTGCTCAAGATGTGAGTGAGGACCAAATAATCAGAAATAATGGTAATGGTTCAAGTCTTGAATATGCTTTAGCACCAAAGTACATGGATTTGAGTGGTATGGGTGAAATAAAACTTGTTTTCAAAAACACTAAAAAAACTGTCGACTTCAAAATCTATACGCAAACTCAACAAAATGATTTAACTAAAGGTCAAATAGTTTTCAGAATATCTGAGAACAAGATAAATGAAATAAGAGAAATAGCTAATTCTGGTATAAATGTCTTTTATATAACATCATCTATAAATACAGTAAATAGTGTTGTTTACTCGGGTCTATTTACTCTATTTGATAATCAAGATAATGTTAACCAAATGAATACAGATCAGAAAGAGCAAGAAGCTGAAACAGGTGACAAACAAGAACCGAGTATTATTTCAGTGGTCGAGGAACCAGAAAGAGGTACTGCTATAGTAACTAGGAGATTGATAAGGGATCCTGAGGGAGATATCACTGCTGGTGGTGCGGGCACTGAAACAGGTGATGGAGGTACTGGTGCTGGCACTGGTGGTAATCAAAATACTGACACACAACCAGTGTTGACCAATTCTTCAGTTCCATCCGCTATCAAAATTGCTGGTATAACTTATGAAATCGACTCATCATCTAATATTAAGATCGATGGTTACACATGGACATCTGGTGACTTGAAGAAAGCCTTAGGGTTGACCGAATTACCTCTTGGTCTGAGTATCAAAGATGATGCTTTATATACCAAAGAACAAATCCTTGATAAATTGTCTGTAATAAAAACTAAGTTGGAAAGCTTATTAACAACAAAAGAAGAAAAGGATAAATATAGTCAAACACAAAAACAAACAAGAAAAGAAATTGGTTCAGATCAGGAATTTTCTTATTATAACTTGGAGTTTGGTCTGAGTGGGGTTGCGACAACGAATACTCAACAAGTGCTACCTACGGACTACAAAATCATCGATACCTTGACCGGTCAATTGATTACATCTATACCGAAGCAACAAGGTGAAGAGACCGTTGTAGGAACTTTAATACGAATCTTGGGTAAAAAATATATGGTAAAAGAGAATGATGCAACTCTCAGAGA